GCTTTGGTTGATTGGATTAGACCTAGAGTGAAAGATTTTGAATATCATTTGCCGATTGAAATTGATTCAGACCTAACCCCTAAGACTTGGACTCAAAGGCTTATCTAAGTTTAGGGTAAACTAGAACAGACTTTAGGAGTTTATTTTGGCGATAACTAATGGCTATTGCACTTTAGCGGATGTAAAAGCAGCTCTAAGAATTTCCGATACTATTGATGATTCTTTGATTGAGAACAGCATAAATTCTGCTTCGAGAATGATTGACCAATACTGCAATAGATACTTCTATTCAGGTTCGCCAGGTGAAGTGCGTTACTACAAAGCAAACGATGGTTTTATGTGTTGGATTGATGATGCTCAAGCCATCACTGAAATCAAAACTTCTAGCACAGACCCGCTTATTTTTGATACAACATGGCAGTCAGGCGATTATCAGCTAATCAACCCTAATCAGCGTTCAAATGGATCGTATGCGCCTTACTACGCTATAACCGCAACCGATAACTATTTATTCCCTGTTTGGGCGGACATGGCTTTAGTGAAAGTTACAGGAACTTTTGGTTGGGCTACTACACCTGATTCAATTAAGTTTGCGACAATTATTCAAGCTTCAAGATTGTTTAAGCGTTTAGAATCTCCGCTTGGTGTTGCCGGTGTTTCCGACATGGGAATTATGCGTGTTGGCTCAAACATTGATGGTGATGTTGCGCAACTAATCAATCCGTTTAGGCTTCTTAGAACTGGTGCGTAATGGCTATCAGTAATCTTAGAACTGCTTTAGCAACAAACCTGCAAACAATCTCTGGGCTTAGAGTTGTTGAAACGCTGCCTGATGTAGTAAATCCGCCTATGGCTATGATCGGTTTAGATAAGGTCAGCTACAACAAACAAAACAATCGTTCTATGGCTGAATACACTTTTAAGGTTACTGTCGTTATGGGGCGAGTGTCTGAGCGCACAGCTCAAAAGAACATGGATTTGTATGTTGCGCCAGGGGTAGGCTCAATCAAATACGCTATCGAATCTGATAGAACTTTAGGTGGCTATGCTTTTGATGTGTTTGTGGCTGAAACTTCTGCCATAGGTTCTATATCGTTAAATGGAGTAGACTTATACAGTGCCGAGTTCTCGGTTCAAGTGTTCGCAAGTTAAGGATAATAAATGGCAATCTTTGTCGCAACAGACTTTAGCGTTAGCATCAACGGATCAACTGCTTTGGCTTCATACCTTACACAGGTAGAGCTCAAGGTTTCGGCTAACGACATCACTACCACTGCTTTTGGTTCAACTTATGTAACGCGTGTTGCAGGTCTAAAAGAAGGTTCTCTAACTCTTCAGTTTAATCAGGATTATGCTCCTTCTACTGTTGATGCGGTTTTGTTTCCGCTTCTAGGCACTAGCGCAACAGTTGTTATTAAGCCGACTACTTCGGCTGTTTCAAGCGCAAACCCAAGCTATTCTGCGGTATGCCTTGTAAATGACTTAACGCCTGTTTCAGGTCAAATCGGAGATCTCTCTACCTTCTCTGTAACTTGGCCGACAAATGGAACTGTTACTCGCGCAGTAGCGTAACAAATAGGTTAGGGTTATTGTATGAATCAGATAACTCTTACAATCAATTTTATTGATGGCACTTCTCAGGAAGTCAAATGTTCTGCCGGCGATATCGTTAAATGGGAATCCTATTTTGATATTGGTGTGGACAAACTAGAAAAAGTTACTCACCTGCTCTATCTTGCTTGGCTTGCTGTAACTAGGCTAAAGAAAACTGGTGAAGGTTTTGATGGATGGATTGACCTTGTTGGCGATGTGCAGGTTGCAGACCCAAAAGACTAAGCTCACTTGGTGTTGATTCTCAGCATTGGTTGATTGCTAATCTTGCGGTTGCGACAGGTATTGCGCCATCAGTTTTGCTTCAAGAATCAGATCGGATGCTAAATACTATGTTGTTTGCTTTGAAACATCAAAGGGGCAGTAATGGCTAGCGATATCGTCTATAACGCTAAAGAAATAGTTAAGGCTCTTGAAGCGCTTGAACCTGGTATGAAAAAAGTTTTGGTTAGAGAAGTAAAGTTTGCTGCTAAACCTACTATTTCTGCAATCAAATCCGCTATCCCTAAAGTAAACCCTTTTATCTCTAGTGTTAGGCCTGTCGCTAATACGCGTGGTCGTTTAGGTTGGGGTGTAGAAGTCAAGGCAGATACAGTCAAACCTAGCTTTAAAACTAAGGCATCAAAAAAGTTTGCTGTAACTTCTTTAGTTAGCATTGTTGTTTCTTCGCCGGCTACTGCTTTAGCGGATGTTGCAGGTAAAGGATCAGGTGCAGTTCTGAATCCTGTAACAAAGTCTTATCCCTATAAAGGTGGCAGTAGAACTCATAGGACTACTACTCAAGGTCAAAAGATGATTAAACATCTTCGTTCTAAAAATGCGAGTAATTTTGTTTATCCTGCTGCCGAGAAAAGTTTGCCTATGGTGAAGGCTGAGATAAAATTGATTCTTGAACGATATGCAGCCAAGGTGAACAGGAAACTCAACTAATGTCCATAATTCTTAAGTTACTTTCTAAGTTTGATGATTCAGGTATTCGTAAAGCTAAAAGTGGGTTTAGTGGGCTTAAGGGTGCTATCGGTGCTATCGGTATTGGTGTAGGCATATCTCAGATAACTGATTTGCTTTTAGATTCTGCTAAAGCTGCTGCGGGTGATGCTAAATCAACAAAACTGTTGAACACTCAGTTAGTTAGAAATGCTGGTGCTACTAAAGCACAAATTAAGCAGTCCGATAAATTTGTCGAATCTTTAAGTTTACAAACGGGAATTCTCGATGACGATTTAAGACCGACTTATGCGAAGTTTGCGAATGTTACTCATAATGTTAAAGAAGCTCAAAAACTTCTCACCATAACTATTAATGCCGCAGCCGGTTCAGGTCGAAGTCAAACAAAAATTGCTCAAGCTGTGGCTAAGGCCTATGACGGAAATACGAAATCTTTACAAAACATGTTCCCTGAACTTAAGAAATCTAAAGATGTTTTAGGGGACTTCACTAAAGAATATGCAGATATGGCTGAAATCAATGCCGACCCTTTTATGAAGTTCAACAACAGTATGGACATTCTGAAAGAAAAACTTGGTGCAGTCATTTTGCCTTTGCTATCAGATTTTGTTGATTACATTAGCAAGCCTGGTGGGCCGATAGATCAGATGAGTGATTTTCTTGATTCTTTCCAAGACCCTAATAGTGATGCAAGCAAAATGTTTACAGATATCAAAAATGCTGTAAAAGATGCTTTCGGTCATGTGAAAGACTTCTTTGCTTTGTTCGGTAATGGTAGTGCTATTGAAGGTTTCAAAAACATTGCTTCAACGCTAATCAAAGCTCTCCCTGCTTTGATTGCTCTAAAAGGAATAATGATGTTGGCAAGTGCGGGCAGTGCTATCGCTAATCTTGCTAAAGCTGTTGGATTGATTCAGGCTGGTAATGCTGTTTCTGGCGGTGGTGGTGCGCTAACTAAATTTACTAAAAATGGAATGGTCAATGTTGCAGTTAGATATGCTATTCCGCTAGCAGTAACAATGGGTGCTTTAGAAATGATTGATGCAGGATTTAGTGATCCTAAGGAACGTCAAAAATTGTCTGATGCAGGTAAAAACATTGTTGCTCCAAAGCTTCCTAAAAATAGCGTAAATGGTATTTTTGTAGATAAAAATGGCTATAACAGTTCAGGCGATTTTGTCGGCTTGCCTCTAACTTCTAAACAAAGTATCGATTCTAACATTATTAATATAACTGTTACTAATGCTGATCCGAAGGCTGTTGTTGATGCTCTCGCTAAATATGTAAAACTTAATGGTGCGTTGCCTTCTGTTTTAACTACTGGTAAGTATGGCAGATAAATGGCGTTGCCTACCTATCTTGTTGAAATACAGTTTGGTTCTAGTAGCTATGTTGATGTTTCGGCGTATGTGCAAAGCATCTCCAGTAATCGTGGTATTTCTAGGGCGTTAGATGATTTTAGTGCTGGCACACTATCTATAACTTTTGTGAATAATGCTCGAGTATTTGACCCGCTAAACACTAGCTCTATTCTTTATTACACTACTGGCGGTTATACGATGGTTCAGCCTGGCGGTAAAATTCGTGTTTCGGCAAATAGTGTTAGAAGATTTACTGGATATATTCAGTCGTGGGATTTTACTTTTGATGAAGCTGGTTTAGATGGTAAGGCTACTGTTTCTGCTTTAGATCAGATGTTTAATGTGTCTAACGCCAAATTTAGTGCTGGGCGTGAAGGTTCAGTTCAAGATACTGGTTTGAGAATTTTTGATGTTATGGACAAAAATAATATGAGTAGTTTTATGCAGCGTAGTCAATTTAAGACTATTGTTGGCGATGATTCTCACGCTGAAGGCGATAATGTTTTGACTTATCTGCAAAATGTGGCACGCTCAGAGCCTGGCGATTTGTATGGTGATGCTTCAGGAAACCTAAATTTCAAGGATCGCAGTTTTAGCAATCTTTCGTGGACTAACACTACCCGCAATAATCTGATGGTTTGGCCTAGGTTAGCTACTTCGACTCTTCCTACTTGGGATGGTAAAGATTCTTATGCGCCTTATGGTTCTGATGGCTGGATGATGGGTGGTCGCGGTTCAGCAGTTTCACCAAAGTTTGGTTCAGCAACACCTAATTTTGCTTCAATAAACCCTTACTTTAATCGTTATGAAATGTATTTTTGGGAAATAAATCCATACAAATATAATCCGACATATAACACTTCCGCCTACGACTACACTTTTTCTTGCTGGTTAAAAGGTAGTGCTTTATTGAGTGCTCAGGGTGGTATTGACTGGAATGTTGATTTGCTAGACATTTATGGCAACATTTTACAAACTAACACTTTTACTAACGCTACTGCTGCCACTTCAACGACTTACAAACAATTTACTGTGTCTAACACTTATACCGGTGGTAGTGCTTTTGTTGGTTTGAGTGTTCGTTTCAAATCTGGTGGTGTTGGAACTCAAAACTATTTTTATGGTGATGGCTGGCAGTTTGAAAATGCGACTGCTTTACCAAACTACTTTGATGGCACATATAATCCTTATACTTCTTCTTCAACGCCTTATGTGTCTGGTTCAACTGTTAATAGTGTTGCTTGGTCGGGCACTGTTTATGCTTCTTTCTCTGGTTTAGTTTCAAGTGTTGCTACCGCTATTGCAGCTCCAACAATCTATACTTTTGCTGACCAAAACTCTCAAGGCACAGCTTACGGTAATGGCACAGGTATTCCTTTTACTGATTTGACTGTCGTTTATGGTGGCGATCAGTTGTATAACAGTATTTCGGTTGTTGGAGTGAACGCTACTGCGACTGCTAAAGATACTGCTCTTATAGCTCGTTATGGTTTGCGTGACTATACTCAAACAGATAATTTGACTACTTCTGAAACGCAGCCGCAAACTATTGCTAACGGCTATTTGAGTGCTTTCAAATATCCTGAATATCGTGCGCGCGAGATTACTGTCGCTATCGAGTCTTTGTCTAGCGCAAATCAGAATAGGGTTTTGGGGGTTGAGTTGCGTGATGTTGTTAGAGTCTGTTTTCAACCTTCAGGCACAGGCGCGGTGGTGGATAAATATTATGAAGTTTTGGCTATAAATAGTAATGCTGACCCTGAACGCCATCATATTACTTTTAGTCTTTCTTCTCTTGAAAATATTGCTTCCTTCTAGGGATAGTAAACTAGGGTTTTAGGAGAATATTGATGACTGAGCCGAAGCCTAATAATCAGAGTTTGTTGTTGCAGATTATTCGCGATATCGAAATTTTGAAGGCTAATAGTCTTCAGATTCTTGATGCTTCACGCGATCACGAAACAAGGATTAGAGAACTTGAGAAGCAAAGCAATCGTTCGGCGTGGATTCCTGCTTTGATTACTGCTGTTGTTACTGCTGTTTTGGTTACTGTTATTAGGCAAGGTTTTGGTTTTTAGAAAGATGGTAAAGCGATGATTAACCCTGGCACATACAATTTCAACCTTTATCAGGGCGCAGATTGGGATAGAACTTTTACTATCACTCAGTCAGGCACAGCTCTAAATTTGACTGGATATACTGCTCGTATGCAGGTTCGTGAAGCTGCCGATTCAACTGCCTACCTATTAAATTTGACTTCTGGTTCGGGTATTACTTTGGGTGGCACTGCTGGTAGTGTTGCTGTTGCTATTACTTCGGCTCAATCTTCTGCTATTGATGCAGGTTCTTATGCTTACGATCTTGAACTTATTGCGGGTGCAGGTTCTATAACACGCCTATTGCAAGGTGCAGTCAATGTTTCGGGGAATGTTACTAGATGAGTGATGTAGTTGTTTCTGTAACTGAATCTACTACTGCTATAACTGTTAGTGAGCAGAGCGTTGCTGTTGCTATAACTGAGAACCCTGTTACTGTTTCTGCTTCTACTGTTGGCTTACAAGGCATACCAGGTGCAAACGGAACTAATGGCACGAATGGAACTAATGGCACGAATGGTAGTGCTGCCACAATTACCGCAGGCACAGCGACAAGTCTTGCTTCTACTGCTCTCCCGACTGTAACAAACACCGGCACAACATCAGCAGCGATATTTAATTTTGGTATTCCTTCAGGCTCGGCAGGTGCTAACGGAACTAATGGAACTAACGGAACTGACGGAACTTCAGCAACTATCACAGCAGGCACAACAA